GATATTATATGTAAACGGCGATGGTCATACAGCAGCAGCAGAAGCTGTTAATCAATATTCTTATACACACGATGATCCTGGTATAAACTATTTGATAGGTCTGCCTCATCCTGAAAATTTGTCATCAAGTTGGGGAAAATTGCTGAGTCTAGCACTACGAGCCACTTTCTTCTGTGATGCCAAAAGAGATGCCACTAATACTAAAATTTTAACAGATGCTAAAAATTGGTTAGCAGATAATCCCAAAAATGATAAGTTAGTGGTGATACAGTGGATGGAGTTTCAAGATCAAGCAGCAGAGCACGAAGCAATCTGGCAATTCCATCAAGAACTACTGGATCAAAAGATAATTCATATTTTTTTCAATGGTGATCAATGCTTTGATCTTGATGTCGAATATGACTGGGGCGTTAACTATATCGAACCATATGATCCCGACAGCACATTTAGTGCTATTATACGTTCAAACGATATTGATACTGTAAGCCCGGACAGTAAGTATTTTGGTAAGGAAGGTCATAGCTTTTTTAATCATTTTGTGTTAAAATACATTATCAAAAACAATCTAATCTAAGGTCTCTATGCGTTATGTGCTGATTGACTGTGCCAATTTATTTTTCCGTGCGCGACACGGTGCTCATCGCGCCAGCGACAGTTGGGAAAAAGCCGGGTTCGCGCTACACGTTACGCTAATGGCTGTCAATAAGATGGTACGTAAATTTAATGCTGATCATACAGTTTTCGCACTTGAAGGACGTAGTTGGCGTAAAGATTACTACAAACCATACAAAGCAAATCGCACAGTTGCTCGTGCTGCCTTGACTGAAGAACAACAAGAAGAAGATAAGATGTTTTGGGAGACCTACGACAGTCTAACAGAATTTTTATCTACTAAAACTAACTGCAGTGTTATACGTTGTCCCACTGCTGAAGGAGACGACATCATCGCTCGCTGGATCGCGCTGCATCCCAGTGACGAACACATAGTTATCAGCAGTGACACTGACTTTATACAACTACTGGCCGAGAATGTCAAGCAGTATAATGGTATAACTGATGAGTTACATACCCTCGAAGGTATATTCGATGGCAAAGGCAAACAGGTAGTTGATAAAAAAACTAAACTGCCAAAAACATGCCCTGACCCCAGTTGGCTATTGTTTGAAAAATGTGTTCGCGGTGATAGTACCGATAATGTATTTTCAGCATACCCGGGTGTACGCGAAAAAGGGACAAAGAATAAAGTTGGCCTCAGAGAAGCCTACGAAGATAAACAAAAACAAGGCTACGCATGGAATAATTTAATGCTGCAGCGTTGGGTTGATCCAGATGGTGTCGAACATCGTGTACTAGACGATTACGAACGAAATCAAACATTAATTGATTTGACTGCTCAACCCAATGATGTTAAAATAGTCATAGATGATTGCATTCGAGAACAAATCAGTGATAAAGATGTAGGTCAAATAGGTGTGAGATTTTTAAAGTTTTGTGGAAAATTTGAGCTAAACAAATTAAGTGAAAATGCTGAGAGTTTTAGCAGTTGGATGGCATCAACATACAGCGGGGAATTAAGCAAATGAGCACACCTTACGAAGTAATTGATAATTTTTTAGAAAAATCTGATTTTAAAAAAATACAAGATGTGATGATGAATTCACGAGGATTTCCGTGGTATTATTGTCCTTGGGTAGCCGCAAACAACGTTGAGCATGATTATCCAACTAACAACTATCAATTTGAGCATTTCTTTTTTAATCATCGTAGCTTTGAAAAAAGTGATGGGTATAGTTTAATAATCCCGCTTATATCTAAACTTAGTATTAATGGTATAGTGAGAATAAAAGGAAATTTGTACCCTAGTGTTAATGGTGTCGTCGAGGATCAAATGCACAGTGATTTTCCTTTTCCTCATAAAGGCGCATTATTTTCTATAAACACAAACAATGGATATACCAAACTTGAAGACGGAACTAAAATAGAATCTGTAGAAAATAGACTACTTATATTTGATACTTCTACACCGCATTGTTCGGCGAGATGTACAGATGAAAAAGTAAGAGTAAACATTGTTGTAAATTATTTTTAAAAGGATTAAAAATGACATTAGTAGCCAAACCTATAATTGACAAACAATTTTGGGTATTACAAAAAAACAATGAAAAAGTAGGAAACGTTGAAGCTTGCGATGGTGGGTTTCAAGTGAAAATTAATAATCAAGTTGTAGCACAGTATAAGACTATTAAACTAGTCGAGAGAAACGCCGATATTCATTTTGAATCAGCTGCTAAAACAGAAAAGAAATCTCTGTCAGTCAATGCAGTACATGGATATGCTACAGCAGGACGAGCATATAATCCTATGTGGGACGTGCCACAAAAGTTACCCATTTACACTAAAACAAATAAAAGTAAAAGTTGGCATGCCGCTGGTTGGTATTGTGTTAAAAAGGGCCGTGACTGGGCAGCTATGCGAGATCCTAAGCTAATTTTACTACAACGATATCCATATCGTGGACCATATCATAACGAAGAGGAGGCACTACCCCAATGAATACATTCCGTGACCAAGAAAAATTCATGCGAGCTTGCGAACAAACAGTAGGCGAGTATAATGAACAACAATATCAATTGTATCTCAATTTGATTACTGAAGAAAAAGCCGAACTCGATCAAGCTGTAGCTGCCAATGACCGTGTTGAGCAGTTAGACGCACTGATTGATATTATGGTTGTTACTATCGGAGCATTACATAGCATGGGCGCCGACGGAGAAGGCGCGTGGAAGGAAGTTATGTCCAGCAATTTTGCTAAAATCGATCGTCATTTAGGTAAGGTACGACGTAGAGACGATGGAAAAGTGTTGAAGCCGATTGGTTGGGAGCCTCCTAAACTAGCACAATTTGTCAACGCCCAATGAGCCTACACTTACAGAAATTTATCGAACGTGTCCGCGGTCATGAAGCTCGCGGAGTCAAGGATTTTGTCATGCCCATGATAGACGCCAAGGGCATGGCAGCTGACTTGGTTGAATTGCTGCTAGAGCTTAGACTTTCAAAACAGCCAAAAACCTCAGATAAAGAAGAAGTTATAGAAGTTGCCATAACTGGGGGTACTTTCAAAAACTGAGCATATTATGGCAAACTCATAAATATATGTATGAGCCGCCCAAAACCAAAAATCTTATTAGAACTTACCAACAAGTCTACTTACAAGACTGAGCAAGTGTTAGCCAGTGAGGGAGTATGGGCTGTGTACTATGATGACAGCCCAGTTAATCTCAAAACTTCGCATATGTTAGTGCAGTACCCTGGACCCAAGTACAAAAAAGTATCTTTCTCCAATCCTGGTCATGCTGTTAATCTTGCCAAAAAACTTAATCATCAGTTTAAAACTGACAAATTCACTGTGGTATTACTCAAACAAGGTGATAAGGTCTATCCTTAATGTGCGTGACAAGATCAAACTCACCGAAGAATTGGTTAATCAGTTGCCTGACCAACTTCGCCCCACTGTAGACGAAGCTAGAGTCACTTGGTGGTATAACATACGACCACAAGGTGGATTGAGATTGACTGACTGGGGTTATCAAACTCTAGCTGAAAAGTTAAAACTCGAATATCACAGCTATACTGTCACTAATCCCAATACATTTACTAAACATACGCTACTATCCTTAGATAAAAAAATACAAATGCCTTATTATGTAAAAACTACCAAGAAGGCTGTGGAAAAAATTGTATTTTTTAGTAGCGAAGAGGCTATGTTGGCTAATTTGTACGGTGACTTACAAAAATTTTTAGATAACTACGTATAAAAATACTAAATAAAAAATAATTTAACAGAGATATAAATGACTAACTTCTTTATTCACAGTACCGTAAATGGCATTTACGACACCAATTATGCGCGGTCAACCATTAATAATATAATAGAAAAAAATAATATACCAACTACAGATATTAATGAATTGGTAATTTGTGGTCAAGGCGGTAAACACTACAACCTACAAAATTATAAAAATCAAATGAGCTCAATTGTAGAAAAATCTACTAGAGTAATTAAAGAAAAACTAGTACTTAATAATTTAATAGACAAAGACACTAACTTAAATTTTTTTAACATGTGGACAGCACTAGGATATGA